TCAATTTGATACATTTTTATTTTCTTCATAGATATATCTTCTATTACTATGATAGCACAAATGCTATCAAAAGTCAATAGCAAATCAAAAAAAGAGGAGTGATTTTATGAGCATTTTCAGCGGACTTTTTCACAGCCGTGACAAGCCAAAGAACAGCTACGACAGCCCGTCCTACAGTTATTTTTTCGGTCGGACAAACAGCGGAAAACGAGTCAATGACAGAACAGCAATGCAGCATACCGCCGTGTATGCCTGCGTAAGGGTGCTGTCGGAGGCGATTGCACAGCTTCCGCTGCACGTCTATCAGTACACCGATAAAGGAAAAGAGCGAGTTCCACAGCATCCGCTCTATTTTTTGCTGCACGACCAACCAAATCCGGAAATGACCTCATTTGTTTTCCGGGAAACGCTAATGAGTCACCTTCTGATTTACGGCAACGCTTATGCACAAATTATCCGCAACGGCAGAGGTGATGTCATCGGTTTGTATCCGCTGATGCCTGACAAGGTCAAGGTTGACCGTGATGAGAAAAATCGCCTGATATACATTTACAGTCGATACGATGAGGCTAACCCGAACTTGAAAAGTCAGGGTGATATTGTTCTCCGTTCAGAAGATGTGCTGCATATTCCGGGTCTTGGATACGATGGTCTTGTGGGGTATTCGCCGATTGCAATGGCGAAAAATGCAATCGGAATTTCTATCGCCTGCGAGGAATACGGCGCAACGTTTTTTGCAAACGGTGCAAGCCCCAGTGGTGTGTTAGAGCATCCGGGCGTGATCAAAAATCCCGAAAGAGTCAGGGATGCATGGCATAGTGCATACGGCGGGAGAAACTCTCACAAGGTTGCCGTCCTCGAAGAGGGCATGAAGTTCACACCGATTGCGATTCCCAACAACGAGGCACAATTCCTTGAAACGAGAAAGTTTCAGATTGAGGAAATTGCACGTTTGTATCGTGTGCCTCTTCACATGATTGGCGACCTCGATCATGCGACGTTTAGCAACGTAGAACATTTGTCGCTGGATTTCGTGAAGTATTCCCTCGACCCGTGGATTGTCCGCTGGGAACAGGGCTTTCAAAAAGATTTACTCAGCGACTCTGACAAAAGCAAATACTTCATCAAATTTAATGTGGAGGGACTGCTCCGTGGCGACTATGCAAGCAGAATGCAGGGCTATGCAACTGCTCGTCAGAACGGCTGGATGTCGGCAAACGATATTCGTGAACTAGAAGATATGAACGCAATTCCGGAGGAATTTGGCGGTAATCTCTACCTTTGTAACGGTTCGATGAGCCGCCTTCAGGACGCTGGGATTGCTTACACTAAAAATGAAAGCGAGGAAGAGAAATGAGCAAGAAATTCTGGAATTTCGTGAAAGACGAAAGTACCGGAGAAATGGAACTGATTTTTGACGGTCCTATTTCTAACGAATGCTGGTGGGGTGATGAAATTACTCCTGCTATTTTTCGTGATGAACTATCAAAAATCAATGGAAATCTGACCATTTGGCTGAATAGTCCGGGGGGAGATTGCTTTTCTGCAAGTCAGATTTACACGATGCTACGAAATCACAAAGGCAAAATTACTGTCAAAATAGACGGCATTGCAGCGTCAGCAGCATCGGTTGTTGCTATGTCCGGAGATGAAACTCTGATCAGTCCGACGGGGTACCTGATGATTCATAACCCCATGACTTTGGCAAGTGGGAACAAGGCTGACATGGAAAAAGCGATTGAACTTCTGGAGGAGGTCAAGGAAGGTATCCTCAACGCCTACGTCCGAAAGACGGGTCTGAGCCGCAACAAAATCTCAAAGCTAATGGATGAAGAGACATGGATGAATGCAGAAAAAGCACTACAGCTTGGCTTTGTTGACGGCATTCTTTTTGACAATAAGAAGAGTACTTCCGAACCAGAGGAAGATGAGCCGGAAGAACCCGACAAAAACTATACGGATAATGATAGTTCAGGCGAAAAGAAATACACTGCCATGCAGTATTCTGCCGGAAAACCAATGCAGGCATTTCTGCAGAAAATCACTGCTGAACACGGCGGTGGCACACCAATTTCCCAGCTTGAAAAACGGCTGGAACTTTTGAAATATTGATTGGAGGAATGTATATGACCATTCAGGAACTGAGAGAAAAAAGAGCGAAGGCTTGGGATACCGCCCGTGATTTCCTTGACAGCAAGAGACAGGCAAACGGCACACTTTCTGAGGAGGATAGCAAGACCTATGATGCCTACGAGCAGCAGATTGTCGACCTTGGCAAGGAGATTCAGCGTCTTGAAAGACAGGCGGCAATTGAGGCGGAGATGAATGCTCCCACATCTGAGCCGATTACAAACAAGCCCGGAAGCCGCACTACCGACCCTACGAAACCGTCCATTGCAACCGATGAATACAGGGACGCTTTCTGGAACAACATCCGCAACAGAAATTTCGTGGATGTCCGCAACGATTTGCAGATTGGCACGGACTCCGAGGGCGGCTATCTGTGTCCAGACGAGTTCGAAAAGAAGCTGATTGAAAGCCTTGAAGAAGAGAATATTTTCCGTCCGCTGGCAACCAAAATCAACACTTCTTCCGGCGACAGAAAAATCCCGATTGTAACTTCAAAGGGTGAAGCGGCGTGGCTCGAAGAAGAGGAAGCCTATAGCCTTTCCGATGACACTTTCGGTCAGATTGCCCTCTCTGCCTACAAGGTTGGCACGGCAATCAAGATTTCGGAAGAGCTTCTCAATGACAGCGTTTTCGACCTTCCTGCGTACATCGCTAAGGAATTCGGTCGCAGAATCGGTGCAAAGGAAGAAGAAGCATTCCTCATCGGCGACGGCAAGGGCAAGCCGACCGGCATTTTCGCTGATATCGGCGGTGCGGAAAATGGTGCAACCACAACCGGTGCGACAATCACATTTGACGATATGATGGAACTTTTCTACTCGCTGAAATCCCCATACAGAAAGAAGGCTGTTTGGATTCTCAACGAGCAGACGGTCAAGGCACTCCGCAAGGTCAAGGACAGTACCGGAAATTTCATCTGGCAGCCCTCCGTATCTGACGGAATCCCCGACACGATTCTCAATCGTCCTTACGTAACTTCCGTTTATGCACCGACTATTGATGCAGGCAAAAAGGCTATTGCATTCGGTGACTTCTCGTATTATTGGATCGCCGACCGTCAGGGTCGTTCTCTCAAGAGATTGAATGAGCTGTTCGCCATGAACGGACAGGTTGGCTTCCTTGCATCGGAGCGTGTGGACGGTCGTCTGATTCTGCCGGAAGCTGTCAAGACACTTACCGTCAAGGGCGGAACGGCAAAGGCGTGATGTCATGATTACGCTAGCTGAGGCTAAAAATTATCTGCGTGTTGACTGGGAGGACGACGATAAACTCATCCTCTCACTCCTCGACACAGCGAAAAAATTGTGCATGGACGTTGGCAGAATGAACGAAGAACAGTTTGCGGAAAATGAGGAAACCACACGGCAGGCTATGCTTTACACAATTTCTTATCTCTACGAAAACCGCAATACTGCGGACTTTTTGAAATTAACGCTGGTGATTCGGGCATTACTTTTTGCACAACGAGAGGATGTGATTTGATTGGAAATCGGGAAATTGAATCAGCGAATTACGATTCTTGAAAACAGAACTGTAATTGATGAGATTGGAAATCATATCGCAAAGTGGGATGAAGCTTATTCTTGTTGGACGTGTGTTTCCGTCAAAACATCTACAGAATCTGACGATGCAGGCGTTAGCAAGGAAGTGCAAACAGTTCAATTTATAGTCCGTCAGAATCCTCAAACTGTCCGTCTGTCGACTACAGTTAATCGCATTCTCTTTCGTGACTTAGAGTATGATATTACCGGAATTGTACCGGATTTTGTGCGCAATGATTACATCAAAATCACCGCTGTTGCGAGAAAGGCAGGCGTCCCCGATGACATCTATTGACGACATGGCAAGTGAAATTATGAAAGGCTTGTCAGAATATGCCGACCTTGCGGATACGGAAATGAAAAAAGCCGTCCGCAAGACTGCGACGACTGTCAAGAAAGAAATCATGGAGAACGCACCTGTCAAATCGGGAGCATACAAGAAAAGTTGGACGGCATCAAAAGTGTCTGAGAACAGCCACGAATTGCAGATGACGGTGCATTCCAAAAATCGCTATCAGCTTGCGCATCTTTTGGAAAAGGGTCATGCAAAGCGTGGCGGAGGACGTGTGTCTGCCCGTCCGCATATTGCTCCTGCTGAGGAAAAAGGTGCAGAAATGCTCGAAAACCTGATAGAGAAAGCGTTGAGGTGATTCCTGTGACATATGAGGATATTGCAGAAATGATGCGTGAAATGGGTCTGCCCTTTGCGTATCATCACTTTGCCGAGGGCGAGAGTCCAAATCCGCCCTTTCTGCTTTTTCTTTCTCCCGGAGAGCATACTTTCGGTGCGGATAATGTGGTGTATCATAGTTTCAAAAAGCTGGATATTGAGCTGTACACTGACAAGAAATCACCGGATTTAGAGGAAGAAATTGAGTTTGTGCTTTATGCACATGAGATATTTTATACGAAAACTGAAAGCTGGATTGCATCGGAAAAGATGTATGAAGTGCTTTATGAAATGGATGCCTAAGAAGGAGGTTGGTCTGAAAATGGCTCTGAAAAAGAATAAAGTTAAGTTTGGTTTGAACAAGGTGCATTGGGCTAAAATCACAGCGTGGTCTGATGACGGTGTTCCTACCTTTGATACGCCCGTGAGACTGCCCGGTGCTGTATCGCTGAGTATTGATGCCAATGGCGAAAATGAATCGTTCTACGCCGATAATACAGTTTACTACGTTATCAACAACAACGCTGGTTACACCGGTGACCTTGAGATTGCCCTCATCACCACCGATTTTGCAACGGAAATTCTGGGAGAAATTCTCGATACGAAAGGTGTGCTGGTGGAGAAGAATGATGCTGAACCGCAGCAGTTTGCACTGCTTTTTGAATTTTCGGGTGACAAAAATCACATTCGCCACGTCATGTACTGCTGTACCGCAAGCCGTCCTGCAACGGAAAGTTCCACCACGGAGGAAAGCACAGAGGTCAAGACAGAGACACTATCGCTGACAGCATCGGCTCTGCCGGACGGTCTGGTCAAGTCTAAAACCTGCGAAAATACGGACGAAACGATTTATAATAACTGGTATAATTCCGTGTATATTCCGACGTTTACGACATCAAAAACGACCAGTACAACGACCAAGTGAGGTGAGATAAAGTGGCTATTAAGAAGATTATTACAATCGACGGCATTGATGTTCCGTTCAAAGCGAGTGCGGCTGTACCTCGCCTTTACCGTCTGAAGTTCGGCAGGGATATTTATCAGGATTTTGCTTCTTTGCAGAAAGACGTGCAGAACGGCGATGAAGAAAATTCGGGGCTGAATATTGAAAGTCTGGAAGTCTTTGAAAACATTGCATATATCACCGCAAAACACGCTGATCCTGAGAATGTCCCAGATAATCCGGATGAATTTCTGGAGCAGTTCAACACTTTTTCAATTTATCAGATTCTTCCTCAGCTGATTGAACTATGGGGCTTGAATACCGCAACCCAGATTGAATCTAAAAAAAACATCGCCAGACTGACAGACCGATGACAACTCCGCTGTTTCTACTAAGATGCAAACAACTCGGTTTATCAATGACCGAGCTGGATTTGCTTACAATAGGTTTGATAAATGATATGTTCTGTGAACGTGAGCGAGATGATTTTGACGGGTGGACGGAGATTGCAGGACAGTCTGATTTCGATAAATTTTAGTGTGTATTTTCATTCATAGCGAATAGGAGGTGAAACTCATGGCAAACCGCATTAAAGGCATAACCGTCGAAATTGGCGGTGACACTACCAAGCTCTCCAAGGCTTTAGAAGGCGTCAACAAGAACATCAAAAACACGCAGTCACAGCTAAAAGACGTTGAGAAACTTCTGAAACTTGACCCAACCAATACAGAGTTGCTGGCACAGAAACAGAAGCTTCTGAAAGATGCGATTTCGGATACAAAAGAGAAACTGTCGACCTTGAAAACTGCCGCTGAACAGGCAAATGAAGCATTGGCAAATGGCGATATTTCCAAGGAGCAATATGACGCACTCCAGCGTGAAATCATCGAAACCGAACAGGATTTAAAAAAGTTGGAAGAACAAGCCGTCAACGCTTCTACAGCGTTGCAGAAAATTTCGGCAGCCGGTGAAAAAATGACAGCAATCGGCGACAAAATTTCCTCCGCCGGAACAAAATTGCTTCCCGTAACCGCAGGCATAACTGCACTGGGAACGGCGGCAGTCAGCACGGCTTCCAATTTTGAAAGCTCCATGTCGCAGGTGCAAGCTACCATGGGGATTACCAAGGATGCAATGTCAACCGTGAACGGTCAGTCCGTGAACACTATGGACACGCTGTCCGCATTGGCAAAGAAAATGGGTTCTGAAACGGCATTTTCCGCAAGCGACTGTGCTGAGGCTCTCAACTACCTCGCCCTCGCAGGCTACAATACGGAACAGATGTGTGACACCCTGCCTACAGTTCTGAACCTTGCGGCTGCCGGAAACATCGACCTTGCAACCGCTTCCGACATGGTGACGGATGCAATGTCTGCACTGGGCATGGGAGTTGACGAGTCGGAGAAAATGGTCGACCAGATGGCGAAAACGGCATCGTCGACGAATACTTCCGTTGCACAGCTTGGTGAAGGAATCCTTACAATCGGTGCGACTGCAAAGTCAATTAAGGGTGGCACTGCTGAACTGAACACGGCTCTTGGTATTCTTGCCAACAATGGCATTAAGGGTGCAGAGGGCGGTACGCACCTGAGAAATGTAATTTTGTCTTTGCAAAGCCCGACCGATACCGCTGCCGCCTGCATGGAGCAATTGGGGGTTGATGTATACGATTCCGAGGGAAATATGCGTTCGCTGAACGACATTCTCGGTGACCTCAATAAAAGTATGGAGGGTATGACCTCGGCTGATAAAAATAACATTATCAGCACGATTTTCAATAAAACCGACCTATCATCTGTCAACGCTCTGCTCGCCAATACCGGCGATACTTGGGACGATTTACAGCAGTCTATCATTGACAGTGGCGGTGCGGCTCAGCAAATGGCAGACACGCAGCTTGACAACTTATCCGGTCAAATTACGATTCTGAAATCTGCACTGGAGGGGCTTGCTATTTCTTTCGGCGAACTTCTCATGCCCGTGATAAAACAAGTCGTTGACGTGATTCAGAAAATGGTTGACAAGCTGAACGCCCTTGACCCGTCCGTTAAGGAGACGATTGTGAAAATTGCACTTGTGGCGGCGACTATTGGACCTCTTTTAATTGTGGTCGGTAAGGTAATTTCAAGCGTGGGAAGTATTCTTTCCCTTGTCGGAAAAATCCCCTCTATGATAACTGCGGTTCAGGGTGGCATCACTGCTTTGACCGGAGCGTTGGGCGTTTCAATGGGTGTGATTCTCGCTATTGTTGCGGCAGTTGCGGCTCTTGTGGCGGCATTCGTGCATTTATGGAATACAAACGAGGATTTCAAAAACAGTATTCTCAGCATCTGGGAGAATATTCAGGCAACTTTTGAACGTCTCACCTCTGGAATCGTGGACAGGCTGAACGCTCTGGGCTTCAATTTTGAAAGTTTCGGCGATGTTGTTAAGGCTGTATGGGATACTCTGTGCAATGTGCTTGCCCCTGTTTTTGAGGGCGTTTTCAATCAGATTGCAAACATTTTTGATACTGTAACTGACGTAATTCTGGGCGTTCTGGATGTTTTCATCGGACTATTTACAGGCGATTGGGATCAGTGTTGGAGCGGTATCAAGAGTATTTTTACTGGCATATGGGACTTTATCAAGAATACGTTCAGTAACATTCTTGATGTGCTGAAAGGTGTCGCAGATGTTTTCCTTGGTTGGTTCGGGACTTCGTGGGATGAGGTTTGGACGGCAATCAAGGATTTTTTTGTCGGCATCTGGGACAGCATCACAACATTCGTTTCCGATACATTCACAGCGATTGGTGACTTTTTCACTTCAATCTGGACAGGTATCAGAGACTTTTTCGTTGGCATCTGGGATGCAATTTACACTTATGTATCTGAAAAAATTGCTGCTGTGCAGTTCGTAATAACAACTATCTGGGATGCGATTTCGACAGCAATTTCTACAGTTCTTGATACCATTTACAACGTCATCTCAACCGTCTGGAATACGATTTATGAGTTCATTTCACCGCTGTTGGAAGCTTTCCAATATCTCTTCGAGACAATTTTTGAAGCAATCCACATCATTATCAGTCGAGTCATGGACTGGATTTCAGAGAAAATTTCTGCAATCTGGAACGCTATCGTTGCGTTCATCACCCCGATTTTAGAGGGCATCAAAACGCTCTTTGAAACTATCTGGAATGTCATTTCTACGGCGATTTCTACGGTTATGGACACGATTTCAAGTATCATAACAACCGTATGGAACGCAATCTCCGGCTTTATCACGGACAATATGAATGCAATCTGGTCGATAATTTCTTCTGTTTGGAATACAATCAGCGGTGCGGTGTCAAGCGTCATGAATACGATTTCAGGCGTTATTTCAAGTGTTTGGAACGCAATCAAATCGACTGTAAGCAATGTAATGACCGCAATTCAGACCACCGTCTCAAGCATCTGGAACAGCGTAAAATCGGCGATTTCCACCACAATCAGTGCTATCTACGATACGATTAAGGGTGGCTTTGATAAGGCTGTCGGATTCGTGAAAAATCTTGCAAGCGAGGCATGGAACTGGGGTGCTGATATTATTAGTGGCATTGTGGACGGAATCAAGAGCTGTATCGATTGGGTTGCGGACGCTGTAACTGGTGTCGCTGACACAATCCGCAGTTTCCTGCATTTTTCCGTGCCGGATGAAGGTCCTCTGACAGACTTTGAAAGCTGGATGCCGGACTTCATGCAAGGTCTGGCTGACGGCATCACTGCAAATGCAAGCATGGTGGACGATGCACTCAGCACGTTTGGAACTAACGTGACAACGGCTCTGACCGACACATTCCAGAATGCCATGAGCAACATCGTGACAACGGTGCAGACGTTCATGCAGGATACGCTAACAGAAGTGACGAACATCTGGAGCAGCATTCAGACAAATATGAGTACTGTCCTAACCAGCATCGGAGACAGCGTAAAAACAGGCTGGACAAATATCACGACATCTATTACAACTTCTCTCGGCAACATAAGAACCGCAACCAGCACCGGTTGGAATGCGGTAAAAGACGTTGTTTCAACCGCCACAACCGGCGTAAAGAACACCGTTTCAACTGCGTGGACGGCGATCAAGAATACTATCTCAACCGGACAGCTTGATATCAAGGGAACGGTCTCCTCAACGTGGGCAACGATTTCTGATGGGGTGAAAAATACAGTCAATTCAGTAAAAAGTGCTGTTTCTACTGCATGGAATGCGATGCCGGAATCAGTGCGTGGAGCTATGGAGAATGTAAAATCCACCGTGCTGAATATCTGGGACAATGTCCGTAGCGGTGTTTCCAATAGGCTCGGTGGGATTCGTGATACCGTTGCAAGTGGGCTGAGTTCTGCCATCGATTATATCCGTAATATCGCCAATTCCTCGTGGCAGTGGGGTTATGATATCATGCAGAATCTCATCAACGGCATTCGCTACATGATTGGAAACCTCATCAACACGGTCGCTGATGTGGCGAATTCTATCTGGGAGTATCTGCATTTCTCCGTTCCTGAAAAGGGTCCTCTGACTGATTTTGAAAGTTGGATGCCGGACTTCATGAACGGTCTCGCTGACGGCATCAACAAAAGCAAAAAGGTTGTGACGAAGGCAATCAGCGGTGTGGCTGATGCGATGCAGATGTCTTTGAATTCCGATTTGAATTACAGCATTTCCGGTGCAATGAAAGACAGCAATCCTACCGGAACTGTCATCAACAACTACAATAACAACAACAGTCGGACGGTGAATCAGACCAACAATAGTCCGAAATCATTGTCACGGCTGGAGATTTATCGACAGACACGAAATGCACTGAATACGTAAAAAGGAGATTCCCTATGCGATACCAATTGATCCTCGAAAATGAAACCGGTCAGCAGATTGACCTCTCGCAGACCGCAAACCGCTTCATGTTCTCAAAAATCGAAGGACTGAATCCGCCTGCCGGAACAATATCCACCTCAAGCTACGCAGGTATGGACGGTTCTTACCTCAACAATGCCTTTATCGAGAAACGCAACGTGGTCATTCCTTTTGAGATGCGTGGTTTTGATGTGGAGAAAAGACGGCACGAGTTGTACAAAGTAGTCAAGCCGTCACGCTACATCAAAATCTACTACTCCACCGCCAACATCTCTGTGTATGCGGAGGGCTATGTGGAGACCTGTGAAATGAATAATTTTGAACAATTGACATCGGGGCAGATTTCGATCATTTGTCCCGATATTTATTGGTACAGCACCACTCCAATCTACGCCTATTACAGCCAGATTACCGGTGCTTTTCACTTCCCGTTTCCGGAGAGCGACCAGCCTTTTCCGCTTGGAATTTACAGCAAAACGGACAATATTGCGATTCAGAATGACGGCGACGAAATCGGTTTTACGATACAGATTGAAGCCTCTGCCAATGAAACGGTACCGGAAATTGTCGCCTCAACGCCCACGATTTACAACGCTGACACCGGCGAGTATCTCCAAATCAAGGGAGAAATTCTCAAAGGCGACATCATTACGATTACCACGAAAACTGGCAACAAAACGGTCACCCTGACGAGAAACGGCGTTGACTACAACATCATCAACCGCCTTGTAGCAGGCTCGACGTGGCTTTTTCTCCGTGAGGGAATGAACACTTTTCATGTAGAGGCACTGCGTGGCGTACAAAATCTGAAAGTAACGCTGATGCACACAAATGCGTACTTAGGGGTGTGAAAAATGCAGATTGAAATTTATGAAATGAAAACCGAAAACGAGCAATTGACGATTACTTTGGAGGCGGTTTGCGACAGCTTTTCAAGCCTTTTGTGGGACGTGCGATATTATGAATGCGGTCAGTTTGAGATTTACATCGCCGCCAATGCACGAAATCTCGCCATTTTTCAGACAGGTAAAATTGTCGGGCGTGACGATGATAAACAGCATTTTGGGATTATAGAATCCGTATCACTTGAAACGGATGCGGAGGACGGCGATTATCTGACCGTTACAGGCAGATTTCTCATGTCGCTACTTTCAAGAAGAATTATTTATCCAACGCTGTATTTTCAGAATCAGACCGCATTCAGCACGATTTTGCAAACAGCGGTAAGGCAGAACTGTATGCAATCCGGCAGCCGAAAAATTCCGGGATTAACGCTTGGATCTGTCTCTGGAACTTGCTGGGAACAAACCGCACGATTACAAATCAGCTACGATAATCTCATGGAGTGGATTTACAAAATCTGCGAAATCACAGGAGGCACGGCGAATATCCGGTTGGTAGAAACGACTGTCAATTCTGGGATATATACCATGAAATTTGAGTTGTCAGAGGGCGTTGACAGGAGCATTTTGCAGGACGAAAATGCCCACTTGATTTTCTCGGATTTGTATAATAATTTGCTGAGTTTTAATTATTCAGTGGACACATCGGAACAGGCAAATATCGCCTATGTTTTCGGTGCTGGTGAGGGTGCTGAACGCAAGCGAACGTTGTATTTTTCCGGTGATGAACCGGAGCAATTAAACCGCTATGAAGTCTACATTGACGCCAAAGATATTTCGCAAGAAAGTCAAAACGATTCAGGCGAAACCGTTCCGATTTCTGATGCGGATTACATCGAATTGCTGGCGGAAAAAGGGGCTGAAAATCTCGTTCCGGTGACGGAAACAAGCGAATCCACCATAGCCGTTGACAGCAAGCAATATCAGTACAATAAGGACTATTTTGTGGGAGATTTTGTCACAGTCGAGCATGAACGATTTGGCTTAAAACAGCCAAAAATTCAGCTTGTAGGCATGATTGAAAGTTTCGATCAAAACGGCAAAAATCTCACACCAACATTCAGAATTTAGGAGGAAATATGGCATTTTCATACGGATTTTTTAATGCGAAAAATCTGGACAGGGTTTACACGGCGGAGGACTTTAACAGCTATCTGTCCGGCATGATTTGCAACGGCATTTTCGATACCTACGGCAGCAATTTTTCTATTAAGCCGGGACTTGGCATCAGCGTGATTATCGGCACGGGCAAGGCGTGGATTAATGGTCATTACTTCATCAACGACACCGCTTACACGCTGGATTTGAGTGGCTATGTTGACGAATCTTTAAGTCGATTTGTGACGATTGGAATCAGTTGTGATGTCAGCGATTCCGTTCGTGCCTGCAAGCTGGAAGTAAAGTCAGGCACGGCTGCAACAAATCCCACCGCACCGATTCTGGAGGACACTTCCACGAAAACTTTTCTGACGTTAGCGACGGTGAAACTGCTCGGCGGAAAGACAAATCCTATCGTAGATACGCAGATTACAGACCTGCGGGACGGAAATCGGTGTGGTTACGTCAAGTGTATCCTCGGTAAATGCAAGGTGTCTGAAATTTTATCACAGTTGTCAAACTATAACGCAACGGTCAAGGAATTAAACGACAAGGTCACAGCACTGCAAAACCGATTGACAGAAGTCGAGGAGGTTACCGGTTCGACGGGTGTCGTTCTTGTTTCGGCTGGACAATGCGGCGACAATGTTTTCTATGCGATTTATTCGGACGGAACGGTCAAGCTGAACGGCAGCGGTGCAATGTACGATTATGAGTCGACGAATCGTTCGCCGTTTTATGGCGATAATACGCTGAAATCTCTCGTAGTTTCGTCAGGAATTACAAGCATTGGCGAGGACGCATTCGAGGATGCTATCAATCTGACAACGACTTCTCTCCCTGATAGCATAACGGCAATTAACAGCGGAGCGTTCATGTACAGTAATTCCTCGACAGGTGTCGTCAAAGGTCTGACAAGTATTACTATTCCGAAGAACGTTACAACGCTTGGCAATGGTGCATTCTGGGGTTCTGCGATTGAGTCGCTGACCATTCCTGCAAGCGTGACGGAAATCGGGAAATACCTCTGCCGTTACTGCATACATCTGAAAACCGTGCGTATTGAGAGCAGTCTCGTGGGCGAATATATGTTTACAAATTGCTCGGCTTTGACGAGCCTGACAATCACCACAAATGTGGAGAAAATCGGCACTTGTGCCTTGACCTATTGCAGTAGTCTGACGGAAATCACATATACCGGAACGCTGTCCCAGTGGAGCAGTATCACAAAAGGCAACAACTGGGACGGGAAATCCGGCATGGATATCAGCGTTCCGCCGCTGAAAAAAATTATCTGCACGGACGGCTATCTGGAGTATGACAGCGAGGAAAAGGAGTGGAACGAGGTGAAGAATTGATGCTGAAATTTTTAGTGAAAGGGCAGAAAATCGAGGTGCTGGAGCGTGAAATAATCGCATCAGACCAGATTGCATTTGTCACCCTGAAATTCGTCTTTGAGGGGGCTTGGAAAGCACTGCACAAGGTGGTGCAATTCACCCAGTCGGACGAGACATACAATCTTGTTCTGGGGACGGACGGGCTGTCCTGCAAGCTGCCGTCTGAACTGCATCAAGGCATTGTAAAAATGTCCGTTTTTGGCTATTCTACGTCGAATACAGAGGCTCTGCGTGCAACAACTGTGCCGATTTCATTGCATATTCGCCCCTCTGGTTTCATTGGTGACGGAGCGGATGAAATTCCGCCGACACCGGATTTGTATGCACAACTTTTGGCACAGATTGAAAGCAAAGTTTCTCAGATGCAAAACTGTGTGAATGGCAAAGACGGAAAAGACGGTGCAAACGGTCAGGACGGTTTCAGTCCAACCATTACTACAGCCGAAAATTCTGACGGATATTCGCTCACGATTACCGATGCAAATCACACCGAAACAGTTTCTATTCTGAATGGAAAAGACGGCAAGGATGGAGTCGACGGCAGGCACGTAGAATTGCACTCCACCGGCACGGAAGTCCAGTGGCGACAGGTTGATTCTGCCGGACATGATTTGACCATGTGGACATAT